CCATTACTTTTAGGAGCCCAAACTCCCTTGCCTGGAATGTAATAATCTTTGGCTGTACATCCAGTTATTGAAGAACACCCTAGAGTGGGGTTTATAGCAGAAGGCATAGACCCGCCACCTAAACACCCACTCAGAGAGAGAATTAAAGCACTACTAAGTAGAAGGTTGTTCAACTGTCACTTTCCGATTCTTTTTGATTACTTTTTCAAGATTCATTAGTGATTGACCTTCATCCTTCTTTTCAGAAGAATTGACTTCATCATCAAGTTCTTTCCACGCTTCTGTGGAACGTAGTCGAGAATATACCATTCTATCCTTACGTAACCGATTGAAGATGACCTTAGCAGCTTCTTTATCAGAATACTCTAAAAGAACAAATGCACGATACTGAGTACCAGCTGCAGTAACGTCTGTCTTCACAGGACTATAACCAGCGACATCGACATTAGCGATTACATTCTTTGCAACCTTTTCGATCTCACTCATAACACGGGTATCTACATCAGACTGACCAAACTTAGCCATCCATGATTTAGTCATCGCTTTCAACTTACCGTTGATACGATCTGCAAGAACAACCTTACCATTCAATGTAGCAATGTCAACTGCAAGTTGTAAGTCTGGTGCAGTTGCAGAACCGACTGTAAAGATAGAACCTTTCTTCTCAGGCATCTTCTTATACCAAGACGGGATAAGCGAAACAGCACGTTCAACCTTTGCAGTTTTGTATACAACTTCTGGTGTTTGTACCATAGGAACAGGGTTTGTAGCACCACATGCACCAAGGGTTAGTGCAACCACAGATACGGTTGCGAGTAGTTTAGCGTTCATCATTTAACATGCTCCTCTAATAATTTCGTTTGCACTGCAACCACTACCACGATAACCACGCTTTCTACGAACAAGATTAGATACCTTGCTGTTTGGATTATCAAAATCACTAGTGAATTGACCGATTCCTTTTTCATTGAAGACAAAATTCTTTTCCATAGACTTCAAACGATCAAATTCTCCGGCACGTTTTGCAGTTTCATTGTAACGGTTGAGAGTTGAAGTTCCACCAAAATTAGGATACGTATTAGTTTCATACATACGTCTTGCCCCTTCTAAAAATGAAGATTTAGATGAAGGCTTCCTAGTCCTACCTTTTGTCATATTAATAAGATCATCAGTAGAAATATTGGATTTAAATGTAAATCCTGTACCAATTGCAAACTGAGCTTTAGACATATCACCACAATTTATCCTTGGTGGATTACTAAGTTCAATACTTCCCGTCCTTACATCATTAGAACACAAAATCGTGATTGAATCTGCATTTTCTAATGTTTTTGGAGAAACCTCACCAGCAATTACTGTAGTACTCATTAGGCCAAGTACAAAAGCCGTTGTAATTATTTTCATAATAATCTACTTTACTTCCATAAGAGTCTGAACTGTTGCATCACGAATACCTGACTCTATAAAGGCGTTCTTGACGATTGGAATAACATCTGGATAAAATGCTGTAAGCATAACACCCAATACAAATCCTATAAAAAATTTAATCAACTTATTTCTCCTTATTAGGATCATTTGCAACTTTTATTGCTACTGAAGTCTCAGAAGGTTTTACAAAATCAGATATTGCTTTACGAGTATCATAGATATCTGATTTAGCTCCTTCTAATGTACTTCCACAACCAGATAAGGCCATCATCATTATCGATAAATAACTAATTACTAAAATTTTCATTCTTATATTCTCACTTTTTCTCATTACAACTTAATATTCTAACTTTCTGTTTTCCAAAATCTGACACTTCTGCATCAATAAATACTACTGTACACGATTTCTTAGGACTTGTCAAGTCACATTTCAAGTTTTTTTCACTTTTTAATGTTTCGGGTATAATAGTTCTCATAACTTTGATTTTTGCACGATTTTCTGCTAGACTACAAGCGTCTAGTTCAGACATATCGGGCCCAAAGATATAACTTCCTGTAGATGGATACCACTTACTCTTTATAAGAGCTTCTATGTTCATTGAACATTTACGAGTATCTTCTACATATTTTTTTACGTCTTTTTTAATTACACGTATAGACTCTATACTACCTTCATAGATAATATTGTCCTTAGATTTGTAATCACAAGGAGTTTCTGTCGCAAGGGCAGTAGTAGTCAGTAATGTACAGACTAATGTAATTAATTTATTTGGAGATTGCATCTCTTATTTTAACTTCTTTTTCATTATATACATAGTATAACATACCAATTAGAGTTTGTCAACAGTTAATTTAGGCAACTTCCTTCATAACTTCTTCACACAATTCTAGAACTTCTTCCTTAGTAAACCTTGCAAAAGCACGCCGATAGTCCGCCACCCGCTCCCTACAGACACTCATCTTGATACCAATTGTATCATCTGGTGCTTTACCATTGTCTTTCCCCCAAGCACCGGCAGTAGGAGTATCAATTACATGACCAAGATATTCCATCATGCGAAAGCTAACCTGCTTTTTGCATCCAGTGCTTTCAAAATATTTTGTCATTGACCACTTCGTCCCAGACTTGCTCAAGCACTTCGTATTACCTTTGTAATTCATCATAATTTCCTTATTTCTCATTATATACATAGTATAACATACTAATTAGGGTTTGTCAACAGTTAATTTATTTTTAATTTTAGAAATAGGTATTAATGACTTTTCACCATCCTTATCTAATTCTGTCGCAAGAAATCCGTCTTCCTCAAGTCTATCTAGCATAGTCCCAACCATATCGGACAAAATCTCCATTTTAGTTAAATATCGTCCCCAAGCATAACAAGCACCCATAGTTGCTAGAGCTAGTGCAGTATGTGTATAAACGTCTATTTCCATAATAATCCTTTGTTTTCTCATTGTATATACATTATAACAGACAAAAATAGGTTTGTCAAGAACTATTTTCGCATATTTGCTAAAGGATTCTTTAAAGCCTTAATAATCTGTTCATTTGTTTCTTTTTTCAAAGTCTTCATCTGATTAGTTAGAGAATCATCCAAACTGTCCATACGAGTGCTTAGTCTATCTCTAAGAGTATTATTTCTAGTATTTTCCTTATCAATCATAATACGAGTATCATCCTGTATACCCTTGACTCGTCTTTCAATTGATTCTATCATTCTCTCACCACGAACAATCTCTCCCTTGAGATCGCGTTTAATCTCTCTAGCCTCATCTCTAGTTGCATCTGCTGATTTTTGAATATTATCTTCTAACTTCTCAAATACAGATACCTCTGATGTAAGCGCTCTCATGTCTGCATTTAGAACATCAAGCCTCTTATCAAAACCAGATAAATCTGGCGCTGTGTATTTCTCTATTTTTGTTCTCATATTAATATAGTCTTTGTAGAATTCAAATCCTGCATATAATCCGCCGCCGAGGGTTGATAATGCTGTAATAATTATGAATATCTTTCCACCTCGAAACTTGACCCCAGCGAACTCAACTTCTGTTGTGCCGCCGTCTGACATTTATTCTCTCCTATCTATATTGCATACCTGTTAACTCATCCATTCTTGCGTTACTTCCACCGATCATAAAATATGCTGCAGCATTATTATCTGATATTTCTGAATCTGGAACACGATCTGTACTAAAAAAGTTTGGTACATCTGGTATCTGTGCTTGGTTAGCAAAGAATGTTTTTGTATTTCCTAGAACTTGCATCACTATCAATGTCTTTAATTGATTTGTGCTGTCGTATTTTCCCTTATCACCCATCCTCTTAACTATTTTATTTGCAGCCTTTTGTTTTGCTTCTTGTTTTTTTACTACCTTTGTTTTTACTTTTGGTTTATTCTTTTGTTCTACACTAGCAGATTCAGTTTCGTTCCCCTCTTCGGGTTCAACACTCTCTTCGGAAACTGCTGGTTCTTGTCCCTCCGATCCTTCTCCGTCCGATACAACTTCTCCACTTTCCTGTGTTGTTTCTGTTTCGGTAGGTGACTGATCTCCTGCGTCCACGCTGTCATTGAGATCATTGTTCATCTCCATTTCTATCTCTGTGTTAACTTCTGCAACTTCTACTTCAACAACTGTTGGAGCTTCAACTGTAGGCATTTCTAATTGTGTCTCTATTTCCATTTCAGTAGAAACCTGTAATTCTAAAGAGGCAACTTGATTACCAGCAGGAGTGCTAACTTCAACTGATATCTCTGCAACTTCAACATTTTCTGGAATATTATTATCCAATATATTAGTTGTGTTTAATATGTCTATAATTTCTGTTTCTATAAATGTTACAAGATCAAAGGTTGTTGTCAGTGCTGGATTTGCAAAAGCAGGCCCAAAAAACTTATTTGGAAAACCAGCATCTATACCAAACATTGCAAATTCTCCTGTCAAAGAGTTAAAGGAGTTTTCTGGAATAGCCTGTTGAAAGACAAAATTCCTTGTACCACTAAAATCTAACTCAACCTCATGTTCAAACTGATGAGCCAAAACACTACCGCTGTCAAATAAAGATACTGTTAATTTAAATATATCTTTACAATCAGCTGCTTGTGACGTATTCCCACCAACACAGCTTAAAACTGTAGCACGAACATTGGATACATGAGAATCTACATCCATTCCATAGTCCATTGTGAAACCACGATTGATTTGATCTATGGTCATATTTTCTTCTAAATCAAATGTGGATGTATAAGTACCGCCGGGGCCCTGTTTACCAGCAGTACAGAAATTACCAGAAGAACATCCCTTTGATGTAGATGCTCCATTATTAATAAAAGTACCGCCACTTCTTGTAAAATTTTGCATTGTCGGTAACTGATTTGGGGTTGTTTCTGATCCTATAACAATTTCTGTTTGTTGTGCATTAGAAGAATGGGATACCAAGACAAGAGGGAATACCAAAGAAGCAACCAGCAGCCAATATCCCAGTACCAAGCATGGAAAGCGCGCTAGTATTGTCTTCGATTTCGTGTTCATCCGAATCAGCATAGTCATCCAAGATTCCATCGTAATTGATTCCATCGTAATCATCATTTAATCCATATTCCAACGGGACATGTCTTCCTCCGTTGGATAAGATTCCGACGACTGATTCGAGTAATCGTTGTTCTTCCTTGGCTTCAAGTTTTTTAAATTTTTCTTTTTTTTTAGTTCAGCCATAAGTCTGGAGCCTGATGGTATATAATCTGGATTTTCTTCCCACGCAACTTCTGCTTCTTTTCCTATCTTACCTTTGTAGGGACAAGGTGTTCCTGCCATAATCATTGCATCAAAAATTCTTGCATCCTGACATAGTGCAGCAACAGCAGCAACTTTCATACCCATTCCAAAAAGAGAACGAGACAATTTAAGACGTTCACAATTTTCATCTGTAACTGTAATACCTGATGCAATACCAAAAATTTGTGTTTGTACACCAGCGCTAAATGCTGACTTGCAGACATCACTGTTGTTTATAACTATAGATGGTGCAGAAGCAGTTGGTGGTGCTTTATCAGTTACTACGGTTGAACTTACTGTATTTGTATCAGCTGCGTATGCACCACCTGTTATTAAAATTGTTAACAGACTTCCGACCAAAATTTTATGTAAGTTACGCATTAGGCTCTCCCTATTACACACAAATCTGGTTTATATATCTATTTATAATAATAATTGGTTATATGCTATTTATATACCACTCAAGGTACTCATCTTCCCACAATATTTCATAATTATTACAATTACCGTAGGTTTTGATATGGGTATAAATTTTTCTTGTAGAATATTTTTCTATCATAGTTTTCCACCAACCAATCGATTCAACACCATTGTTAGTTGATATGCCTAGATAAACAAATCTTTCTGATTTTAAATATATCTCTCTAATAATTTCTGGAAGTCTTTCTTTTGGTAATTTCTCTATTGTTTCATAAGTAAAAATACCGTCAAAGTTTTCTTGAATTTTATCACCAGTATAATGTAATACTTTTTCTGATTTAGTATCATTAACTAAATCTGATATGTGTATATCGTTAACACTCATATCAGATTTAAATTTTTTATATCCTTCAATCCAACTATTCATTTTTTTACTTTAGTCAATAGATGTTTACGATTTATTTTACATCCTATAAATGCATTATAATATTCATCTGGTTTTAATAAACAATCTGTTTCAAACTGAAGTTTTGCTTCGTAGTAATTTAATTGTCCCTTTGTCTTACATAGTCTAACTATTTCTCTATCAAACAATTCTAATCCGTGTTCTTCTACTAACAACTTTACTTCTTCACTTGAGCCACAATAAGTTTTCCAATCAGTCTCCACTATCTTAATGCGTTTCCTTTTCGCACCCTTCAATGGAGGCAATCTCCTTTTTGACATTAAACCTTTTTTACCAATATATAACTTACCATTTATTGTGTTAGTTATTATATAAACAAAACCAAGGTTGTCTTCTATCATCTCACTTGTAAATGGTTTACCTTTATAGTGCCAAGTCATTATGTGTTATTTACTATTAGTTCTTGGCCAATGTCTGACCTGACAACAACTTGTCTGCAATTGTCATCATGTAATCCATACACTTGCATATGACTGCAACCCATACCACCACACTTACCAGTACCAGCAGGATTAGGTATTTTTTCAACAATCTCTCTAGTGCAGTATTTACATGTTTCCATAATATATTATATAGGTCTATATCCTTAAAAGTTTTATATTAGTAACAACACATATTCTTAATTCGTCTGTTTCTTTTTGAACAGGAACTTCATGTTGTAGTGTTGCTGGAAATATTATCATATCATCTTCAACAGCTGGATAATCAAATTCACCATACAAATATGAATTTGAAATATGAGAACGATCTGATATATTATATTGTTCATCCATTATTTGTCTACCAAATAATCCTGTAGGACTACTATTTACAAACCTTAAAGAACTGTGTTTCTCTGGATTGAAATTGATATAATGTGTACAAGAAAAATCATACTCTGGATGAGTATGAGCTTTCATATATTGACCTGTTTTAATTGCTGTATAGTTTACAATATTCCAATGATAATTAAAAAGTTCTCCACTAACAAAATCATTATGAAAAAAGTTATCAAAAGTTTTTTGATATATTTCTTTTAGTTTGTTATAGTTTATATCTATAAACTTTTCGTTTTCCCAATCGCCATAAGGATGATGAAGATTACTAGATCCCCACTCATTCCTATCACTATCTATCTCATAATTTTTCTTTATATCACCAACTATGTTTTCTTTATCATAGGAATTAGGATCAATTTTGACATTATGTATAGGAAACCCAAATAAAGTTACACCCAATTATTCATCCTCATTATCATAACCTTCAAGCTCTACCTCATCTTGCAATTCACTTTCTACCAATTTATTACCACAAAAAATACAATATTTAATAACATAATATCTTTCATTCATATTATGAGATATTTTGAATTCTGCTTCACAACCTTCACATACTATTAATTTCATTGAATTTCACAAAAACCTGCTGCACATGCAAGTTCCTGTGAACCGATAGTCATATCAGTCTGTTCATATTCTGACAATTTATTCCACTCCACATTTTTAGGCATCTTTTCTAAGAGCACTTCATATTCTTCTTTTGAGCAATCCTGATAGGGTGCTTGTTTATATGTATGTTCTGAAAATGGAAGAAAACTAACTCCGCTCATGTAGTCAAAATGTTCATAGACCCAAGCACCAACTTCAAGCCATTCATGTTCTTTTACAGAAATGGTTACAGAAGGTTTATGCTCACACCAATGTTCTTGGTATGTCTTCCAAAGTTTCAACTGATCAATTGCAGTCAAGTCTGTACGAAACATAGCACCTTGATCTACTTTATGAGGGAAAGAAAATACAGAAGTATGACTTGGATTCATAACATCATCCTCAACAGGAAATCCTTCAGCAACCATCATCATTGTAAGAGGGTCTTTTTTATCACCACGGACTGTTCGAACATAGTAAGGGTTATGCCTTGCATGGATACCGGATGCAGAGTCTGTTAGCTGACTGACCGTCCCTGATGGTTTAACACACGTTACAGCAACACTTTGATTGATACCCAACTTTATAGAATATAGTTTGTTTGTATCAACTGCCATATTTTTTAAATCTGTTAGAATTGCTGGAAGTGAACCATTTGGGCCCTTACCATTTGTCAATTTACAATCCATGATACCTGTTAGAGATACACCAAGTAACCGTTCCTCTTCACAATTCTTTTTCCATGATTTAGAGATATATTTGAAGTTCACAAGTGTTGATTGGAATGTACCCAGAATCGTTGCAAGCCTCACCTTCTCCAAAAGAGACTCCCGTGTATCAGATGCACGAACTACAACCTCTGATAGATTACAGAACTCTCTGCTACGTAGAATAATTTCACTACAAGGATTTGTACCAAATGCAAAGTCTTCTGTATTTCTACGACCATTCTTAGATGCCATAAGTACAGCAGACTCACGATTGAAAATACCACGTTCACCAGACTTAGAATCATAAAGAGCCTTCCATTCATCCATAAAGATACCAATATCAGGTTTTTCAGAGTATGCAGCAGAATTATTTGCTAATGCACGTTGGGGATTGTCATCCCACCACTGACCACTTTTCGCATTACGCATACGGTCATCAGATAGATTAGATAAACTAATAAGGGCAGAACGACGAACACCACCAACTACTACAACTTCTGCAATTTTACACACAATATCATGTGCTTCAAGTGAAGATAATTTACGTCCAGCTGCGTTTTGAAAAACATTTACGGCAAAGTTAAACAAAGACTCAAGTGGTTCCGGCCCGCTGGCACGACCGCCAAAGGTCTTTAGAGGGGCGCCAGCGGGTCTTATCTTATCTAAGTTCCATCTGGGTATCTGTCCAATATACAACATTCCAACCAATTCTTTAAGTGCTTTTGCCCAGCCAAGCTTGGAATCTGCAACCGTGATAGTAGTGTCTGAGGGATGAAATTCATCTGCAATACGAGGAAGTTCAGCTACATATTGACGTTCCACACTGAAACCAACACCAGTACCATTCATAAGAACATATAGAATTTCGTCAAATGCTTGTGGACGGTCAACTGCAACATAAGAACAGTTATACCCAGCAATGTTCTCACGTTTCAATGCTTCACCAGCAGTCATAAGACAACGCATGGATGGCATAATACGCAAACCTAAAACCGATTGTTCTAATTCAGATCGTAAAGATTTTGATAAAGTGTAGTCAACAGTTTCTTTTAGATGTTCAGTAAAAAAATCAAAATACCTAGCAACAGTTTCATCCCAAGTTTCTCTGCGTTCTTTTTGTGGCAACCACCTTGAATATCTTGATAGGTGAATAAATTCTTGATATGATGTTGGTAGTAAATTAGTAGGCATTTATCTTTCTCCATTCTGCAAACCTTAACTTGGCACCAGCGCCAGAAAAGGTATTATTCTTTATGATTTCTTGTACTTCTTCTTTTGACATTCCAGACAGTATCATGTCATTAATATCTTTTTCTTTAATCTGTTCTGGCCACAGAACAATACTACAACCTTTATTAATAGTTTTTTCAATCTGTTTGTTTATCTCCTTGTTTCTAGGTTCATTATCAAATATAACTGTAAAATCTCCTTCAAGTCTATCAAAATCAGAACCACCAACTGCAAGACAATTATCAATAAATAAACTATCCAATGGGCCTTCACACACATAAAAGTGTTTGGATTTATCTACTCTATCTAACCCGAATATCTTATCACTTTCTTTTAACTTGATAGTGATATACTTAGGTGTTTCATTTCCAAACGCTCTTCCTTGATAAGCAAATATTTCTCCTTTATTATCTCGAAACGGTATCATCAATCTTGGATGATCACCACCCAAATTGTAAAATTTATTCGGTATTAAAGTGTTGGTAAATTTAAAGAATGAATCACATAGGTATATATCTTTGAGTGATTCTTTTGGTAGCTTTCTCTTCTCAATAATCTTTCTGGCAGGATGCTCTGATCCAAGTTTCGAGATAGATATAAGGTCTTTGAATATATCTTTTTTACGAAACACTGGTGCATTAAATTTAAACTCTGGTTTTGGTGTGAGAGTATCACAACCTGTTTTATATCGTTCCATTATATAGTCTTTGTGAGTTTTTGAGTCTATATACTCTATCAACTTACCAACTGTGGTTCCGACATCACAATTATGACACTTGAAGAATAGATCATTCTTCTTTTGATATACAAATCCTCTAGCTTTTGTTTTATTCTTTTGAGAATCTCCACAATAAGGACACCTAAAATTCCAAAGGTTATTACTCTTCTTTTTAAATTTTTGGAGTTGTGGGGAAATAATGTTAAGATATTTTATGTCAATGTATGAACTCATTAACACATACTACTTCATTCAAGAGGTTTTGTCAACCCCCTATTACCATATATTTTTGAATTATAAATCCTGCAATAATTGAACCACCTATGATGATCCATCTCCAGCGTTCTAAAACACCTACTCTGTTACTTAGTTCATCTCGTATTTTTTGTATTTCTTTATTTTGTTCATTATGTTGGGAAACTGCTGCAGCCATTATTTCTTTAGTATTTGTAGTAATACGAGAGTGTAAATCATCTATCTTTTTCTCTAGATCATCCCTACGTTTTTCTATATGGTCTTCTGTTGCAATTATTGCTTCTTCTTGTCTAGAAATCTTTTCTTCGTGAACGGCAAGCATACGATGAATTGAGTTGGAGACATCAGTTAACTTCTCTATTGCAACATCCAAACGGACGTAAATTTTTGTTTGTTCATGCAATTCTTTTTTGATAAGAATAACTTCTGTCTCCAACTTATCCATTATTTACTCTCCACTTCTCGTAACAGACCAGATACCCCAAGCAAGAGCACCCCAAAGAATAACTTTGGTTAAAGGTATTGCAAAGAATAATACTGCTACAGCAGCTGCTGCAACAATAACTCCTTGGTGTGTAGACGCTTCAGATATCCTTTCTGAAATCCATTTACTAATCATACTAATCTCCTTTTTCTAACTTGTTAACTTTGGCTTCAAGTTCGTTAATCTTACGATTAACATGGGGATATTTTTTCTTCCAATTCTCTTCATCTGCAAGAACCTTCAATCCCAACTTTTTAGAAGCCCATGTCGAAACATCATCAACTTTCGTATAGAACCACAGTCCAGCTTTAGTTTGTGCAAACCAACTACCAGCTGCACTACCAAGTATACTCCCTGTGATATTAGATATGATAAAAATCCACATATCAAACTCCCTTATAAAATTTTTGGAGTTCACCGTAGTTAATAATCTTTAACATATAAAGCATATCATTCATCTTTAATTTTTTTCCCCATAATTTATGACACCTTTCAACAGACTCTTTCATTGCTTTAAATTTATAATAAGTGAGTCCTCTTGCATATATAACTATAGAATCAGATCCCCAACTATTTTTATTGGATAAAGGATTTCTCACGATTAACCCCAATCACTCATTCTGCATTTTTTGCAATTGCAAGAGTTGCAAACTTCTGTTTGCCACCTAAAAGATGATTTTTTATTAGCATCATTTTTGTCTACATATTCTTTCAAAGGTTTACCACAATGAGAATCATTACCACAATTTTTACATTTAAACATCTAAATCACTATCTCTAGGAACTATAGACCATCTACCAAATGATAC